ATGAGCCGGAGGACATCGCGGCCTGGGGCAGGCGCGAGATCGATGGCGCGGCGGTGCGCATCCTAACGCCGGGTCTGGTGATGCGGGATGGCTCGCCGGTGAAGGATCTGAACGATCTGGCGAAGTGCAGAGAGGACGTGACGACGAGCGCGGATGTGCGCGAGGCGTTCACGTGCTGGGATTTTTGAATGACAGGGAACGAAGCGAGCAACCAACAACTCAACCAAACACCAAAGGGCACACGTGGCAAAAAAACAGACATCGAAGGAGCCAAAGAATCCGCGTCGCGGCAAGGTGAGCAAACCTGCCGATGACGCGCCGGCGTCGTTTGTGGCTGGTGATGCGGAGGCTCCAAAGGTGTTTGATGAGGCGGCGGTGGCGGAGGAGATGCGGATGTATTGGCGCAGCGGGGATGGTGACAACTTCATGATGCAGAGCGCGGATGGTCGCTGGCAACGCTGGCCTCAACAGGCGACGATCGATGCGATGCGGAGTCTGCCGGGGCGGATGATCGCGATCAAGGCGAGGGAGAATGAGATGCTGAGCGAGGCGAAGCGGGTGATGCTGCACGTGCGGAAGCATCGGAGCCTAGATGAGGTGCTGCCGTCGCTGCCGGGCTATATGTCGAAGATTTACACGCTGGACAGCGGTGAGCGAGTGCTGGTGAAGCAGGCTCCGAAGCTGGTGGAGCCGCGTGAGGGCGACTGGAGCCATCTGCGGGCGCTGATTGAGGGCCAGCTGGATCGTCGGGAGATGGGTGGGATTGATCAAACGCCGTGGTTTCACTCGTGGTGCCAGGTGGCGGCGGATAGCATCCGGCGCGGTGAGCCTGGGCATTGGCGTCAAGGGCATGCGATGATATTGGCGGGGCCGCGTGGTTGCGGGAAGAATCGTCTGCAGGAGCAGGTGATCACGCCGCTGCTGGGTGGCTATGGGCGATACTGTGACCCGGCGAAGTTTCTCTTTGAGAGCGATGAGTTTAACGGGGATGTGTTTGCGGCGGAGCACTTGATGCTGAGCGAGATCCCGACGCCGTCGCAGCGCACAGTGGATCGCACGAGCCTGGCTGAGAAGATCAAGCAGGTGGTGGCGAATCCGTCGCAGCGCATGCGTTTGATGCGGACGGAGCCTTGTAGTGTGTCGCCGTTCTGGCGGCTGACGATCTCGGTGAATGATGATCCGGACAAACTGCGCTCGCTGCCGATCATCACGGCAGATTTTGGCGACAAGGTGCTGGTTTTCCACTGTGCTGCGCGTCCGCTGCCGATCATCACGACGAACAGCATCGAGAACCAAAAGGAGTTCCGCGAGGTGATGGAGCGTGAGCTGCCGTGCTATCTGCACTGGCTGCTGAACGAGTGGCAGATTCCCGAGGAGCTGAAGGTTTATGAGGACGGGAAGAACGCGACGCGGTTCGGTTTCCGCGAATACCATGCGCCGTGCATCAAGGATGAGCTTTTTGATGATACGCCGGCGGCGCAGCTGATGAGTCTCATCGACTCGGCGGTGTTTCGTGGTGTGGAGAGCAGCGGCGAGGAGATGCTGGGCGATGGGCCGCAAGAGATGAAGCTGTGGGATCTAGTGGGCGACAAGGAAGTGCCGCCGATCTGGGTGGGTGGGCAGCATGTGCGCATCCGTGCGTGGCATGGCAAGGCGGAGACGCTCCAGATGCTTTTGACAGGCGAAGGTGGCTGCCACTGCAACGTGGCGACTATGGCAAAGAAGCTCTTCCAGCATAACAAGTGCAGCACCCTTCTCGGGCGGCTGTTTGCGGATGAGCATTTCCGCGACATTCGAGTGACCAAAAAGGACACGAGTGCATGGAAGGGTTGGATGATCGCGCCACCTGCGGCGTGATGCGATGATCTGAGCTCGCCACGACGCGAGCGATTCAGAAAATCGGCTTGGATGACTGGCGCTTGCTGCTTGTGACGCGTCATGCCGTCATTGTGGAACGTCCAATAATGCGAGCGTGGAACGTGTTTGTGACGGCGTGCCGCCTGCAAGGCGGTGATTGGTGTGCAAACAAGGCGCTTTGCTTTTATGATGGTATTTTATTTGGAAGAGAGAAAACCAGTAGTCATCCCGTCATTCTAAATGTTCCACGTTTTACGATCTAGCGTTCCACAATGACGGCGGTGCCGTCATTGTGGAGGCATGGGGCGGCATGGGTGGGGTGGGTAAGGAATCTTTTTCCAGCCCGCCCCTGCCACTCGGGTTTAACGTCTCTACGCTTTTGAGCGAGCGGGTGCGCAAACGTGTTTGCGCATGGTTTTGGCGCAAGGTTTGCGCTTTGCGCGGAATTGTTGCGCTTTGACACAGAAAGCGCACATGTGGGTGCGCACCTGAAAAAAGGATTGATTAAACTTTATATGGCTACTGAGGGGGTAGCCAAGCGAACTGCGCAGTTGCATGCTAAAAATCGCCATCCAAATTTTATTGCATTAGAAGCGACGATGGCAATAAAAGGGGCGGAAAGTGCAAATCCCGATGAAGTTCAAAAAAGTGCTTTGGTTGCTGTAATGAGCAGGCAAACGCCCCCCGGAGATCGGCTGGTGCATGTGGCTCCGCCTGCTATGGAGAAGCCGCAGGACCAGTGGACGCCCGAAGAGTATGCCGAGTGTCAGGCGTGGGCCGGGCTGGTTGCTGCCAATGCGCAGCGGGAGGTGGCTTTGGATCGTGGCGATCCGATGGCAGCCATCGGCTTTGTGAAAATCGCGGCCGATTCGCTGAAGTCCTACCACCTCGCCCGCCAGCGTCGCGTCCAGGCCGAGCTGGAAAGCGGCCGACTTCAGCCCATGTCCGCCTGGCAGGACGCCAAAGCCGCGCTGATGAAATTCGTCTCGCTCTTCGCCTCTTTTGAAGGCCGCATCGCCCAGCGGGCGAACCCCGACAACCCCCAGCATGCCATGCGGGCGATCTCGCAGTGGCGTGAAGAGGAGTTCAACCCCGCGCTCGAAAACGTGCTCGCGGAGCTCACGGTATGAACCCGACCCCGCAGCAACGCCGCGCCGCGCTGGTGCAAAGCGAGGTGCTCGGCATGTTCCGCACCCAGCGGCGAAAAGCCGTCGTGCCCTGGCTGGAGGAAAACATTATCCTCCCGCGCAAAATGGCACCGAACTCCGCCGGGCCGTTCCGCACGGCTTCGCGTCCGTTTCAGCGGCCCATCTTGGAATGCTTCAACCCCGAAGCGGGCATCAATGAATGCGGCGTCTCCGCCGGGGTGCAGATCGCTAAGACCACCATGCTCACGCTCGGAGCTTCGTATCGACTCGTCAATGCCCCCATGCCGATCCTCATGATCGGCAGCTCACGCGACTGGACCAAGACCGAGCTCAGCGAAAAGCGCATGCAGGTCCTCATCGACGAGAACCCCATCCTCGCCGCCTGCAAGCCCGCCAACTCCGACCGTTACCGCTCCATGTCCATGGACATGGCTGGCGGCATGGTCAACCTCGTCGGCGGCAATTCCCCCGGCGCGCTCTCTGGTGGCTCGTATGGCATCACCCTTTGCGATGAAGCCTCAAAGCTCATCCAAAGCGAAAGCGACCAGGCCCCCGAGGCGCATCCTTTCCACCTCATCGCCAAACGCACCGACGGCTTTGGCGCTCTGGAGTTTCACTACTACTCCAGCACGCCGAATAGCCCCACGCATCCATTCTGGAAATACATCCTCGCCGGAGACCAAACCCATTTCTACACCGAGTGTCCGCACTGCCGCGGCTGGTTCTACCTCGACTTCATCGGCCGGCCCGAAGATGTCGAGGAATACAACACCCACCTCGGCCTCACCCTCCCCAGCGACTACAAATCCCTCACCTGGGACAAAGACGCCCGTGAGGCCTCCGGGCAATGGGACGAGGCCCGCGTGCGTGAATCCGTGCGCTACATCTGCCCGCACAACGGCTGCCAGATCACCGAGCTGCACAAACAGGCGATGGTCGAAGGTTGCGCCGAAAAACGCCACAACATCCTCGCCGCCAAAAACCGCCGCACCTTCATCCTGCCTTCGTTCTACTCGCCCACCAAGAGCTTCGGCACCATGGCATGGGACTTCCTCGATTCACTCAAGGACATGTTCGGCCTTCAGGACTACTACAACAGCCGCCTCGCCCGCCCGTGGACTGAGTTCAACGTCAACCTCAGAATGGACGATGTCGTCAAAGCCATCGCCGACGGCAAAAACGGCCGCCCTTTGTATCGCCGCGGCACCCTGCCCTTTAAGCCGCTGCGACTACTCCTCAATGCCGATCCCGGTGAAGCCACCACGCACTGGGAACTCGCCGCCCTCGCCCACGACGGCGGTGTTTGGGTCTGCGACTGGGGCACCGTCGTCTCATCCAAGGATCTCCTCGCCACCGACTTCCTGAAAGCCCGACACATCATCGTCGAAGGCACCGGCGAAAAAATCTATCCCGTCCGCGGCTACCTCGACACCGGCTGGCAGCAAGACGATCAACTCGACGTGTGCGCCGCCTCCAAAGGCTTCTTTATCCCCGTCAAAGGCTCCGACGCCAAGCATGGACAGCTCCACGAAACCCGCGTCGCCACACGACCAGGTATGTCACTGCTCGTCTTCAACGACCGCGAAGTGAAAAACATGCTTTACGCCAACCGCATGATGAAGCGCATCGATGGCGGATTCCATCTCCCCGTCGATGCCGATCCCGAGATCAAACTCGGACACACCGGCCAAAAACGCGACGCCGACGGCGAATGGCAACGCGTCCCCCACGACCACTTCGGCGATTGCTCCAAATACGCCTGCATTGACTACCAGCTCCTCCGTGCTGGCGGGATGCTTTGAACGATGAGTTCAGCGGCGCTTCGCCGTCCGCATCAGCGTCTGGTTCTCCTTCACGGATTTAACACACAAGACTATGACCACCCAAGAGATTCAAGATTTCGCAGCACGATCAAACATGGACGCAGAGTTCAACGGGAAACGAGTCTTCATCAAGAACGATGAAGGCAAGTATCTCACTCGAACCAGCATCCACGGAGGCATCTCCTTCACGGATAACAAAAACCTCGCCTACACATACGACTATACGGAAGACCGCGTGGCCGATCAACTGGAGCAGGTAAAACAACAATACGGCAAAACATGGACACCGGAAATCAGACCCTCGAAGACCAATGCGTGAACTCTCCCTATTCTCTGGTGGAGGTGGCGGCCTTCTTGGCAGCAAGCTTCTCGGATGGACAACACTCGGATATGTGGAGTGGAACGCCTATGCGTGCCGTCTGCTCGCCCAGCGCATTGCAGATGGGATTCTCGACGATGCACCCGTCTATTGTGGCGATGTCCGAGACTTTATTCGGGACGGATATGCTGACTGCTACAAAGGAGTGGTTGACGTTGTATCGGCGGGTTTTCCGTGCCAAGAATTTTCCCTCGCAAACTACATGCACGCAGGCCAAGGCACTGCCGGAACGGGAGCTAAGAATCAGTGGCCCGCTACCATCGAAATCATTCGACGTGCGGAGCCTCGGTATGTGCTCCTGGAAAACGTGGTCGGACTCTTTGGAAGTCACGGATACTTCGGGCGAGTCCTCTCGGACTTGGCCTCGGAGGGGTATGATGTGCGATGGGAAACTATATCTGGAACTGAAGTCGGAGCGCCCCACGTCAGAAGACGAGTCTGGATCGCTGGAGTGCGGCGCTGGAGACGAGTGATGGACGTTGCCGACATGCTCGAATGTGAATGCTGCAATGAACCCTATTGCCCCGAATGCGAAACCCACTACCATGAATGCGACTGCCCAGGACCAAGCCAAGACGACGAATACGACTACCGAGAAGTTTCCGGTATCCTTCAGGCAAGGCCGAAGGATGTGGCCGACTCCAACGGTGAACGATGCCAAGAACCGAGCGGGGGCGGAGCAGTTCAATCGGAACAGCTATCCTCTGAATGCGGCGGTGGCGATCTCGAATGGTGGCGAGAAGATCCCGCAGAACATGGGGAAGATGATAAACCCGGAATGGGAAGAATGGTTGATGGGGTGGCCCGTGGGATGGACCGACTTGAAGCCCTTGGAAACGGCCAAATTCCAGCAGTGGTGCGAGAAGCATGGAACAGGCTCACGCGAGTGAAGGACAACACCCAGCTCGGCAACTAGCGAGCCTCAGCGAGTCTGTTTGCCGCAGCGCCAGTTCGCCGCTGTCACTCCGGTCAATCCCGTCATGGCGGTCCACCGCCGGGCCTTTGACACCCGCCCGCCCGCATGGCGGCCGTTTCCATTGCAGACCTGACTTCCGATTATCGTTTCCACGCCCGCATCCTGCATCCGGGCGACAACGCCGCGCAGCTCCAATGGCTCACCGATCAATACCTCCTCCTCGCGGAAGATCGCAGCGGAGCCGAGATCACCGCTCATGCCTTTGAGGGCTCCTCGCACTCCGCGCAGTTCCGCGATTCCTCACCCGAGCAACGCCGTCAAGCCGTGCAGGCCGCCATCGAAGCCGTCGAGGCCAAAATCGCGGGCCTCGTGGACAATTCCGAGCGCCGACCCTTCGGCTTCCGCTTCGCCACTGGCCGTGAACCCGCCGCCCTCCTTGGCTGATCCCATCGCCCTCTACTTTCCTCGCCATGGCAAAACGCTCATCCAAGTCGCCCCGCACGCCCGCCATCTCTGGCACCACGGGCATCGTCAACAGCCCTCACGGCATCACCAACGTCGCCACCTCCACCACGCCGGGCAGTTACCGCACCACGCCGCGCTACACGCCGTGGAGCTTGAAGAGCGTCGAGCGCATGCAGCGCAGCAAAGACCTCGTGCAAATTTCCCGCTTCTTGCAAAGCGAGGAAGGCATCCCGCAGGTGCGTTACGGCATCCAGCAGCTTCCGCGTGAAGCCGTCGGCAAAGGCATCGGTTGCAAGTCGATCTCGCAAAACGCCGACTTCCGCCGCGAAGCCACCGCCCTGTTCAAAAAGTGGGCCGAATCGCCCGCGATCGACATCCGCAAGGAGCACAACCTCTTTGCCATCCAGCCCATGCTCCTCTCCGCCATGCTGGGCGATGGCGAGCTTTTCATTTTGCCCGTCTATGAGCCCGGCGGCGCATCTTGGAGCCTCAACGACCGCAGCAAGCGAGCCTTCCAGATTCAGCTCGTCAGCCGTGACCAGCTCACCAATGGCGATGTGCCGTCCAACGCCGCCCGCACCCTCCGCTGGTTTGACGGACTCCAATACAACGGCCTCGATCAGCTCCAGCTCCTCCGCCTCAATCAAGACGCGGATGCCACCGGCTACACGCCGTCCAAAAAATTCACCGACATCCCCGCCGTCAATGCCATGGGGCACCGGAACATCTTCCACCTCAAAGACCCCACCCGCATCCATCAGTATCACGGCGATCCCATCATCTTCGCCAGCGGCCGCGATCTCCTTGATTCACTCGATCTCAAAGCCCTCCGCAAGCACTCCGCCAAAGTCCGCGCTTCTCTGCTCGGAGCCACCACCACTCGCGACGGCAAGATGCTCAACGCCATGCAGCAGATCGCCGTCGCCGAGCAGAGCGGCAGCCCCGCCGCCGATACCGGCCGCCGCTTCGTGGAAGTCGCCGAAGGAGCCGTCTTCCTCCCGCTCTCCGACAACGAATCCTTCAATTTCTTCAACAACCCCTCCGAAGGCATCCCCTTCCGCGACATCCTCGCCGATCTCATCCACCCCTTCCTCTTCGAGCTGAAATACCCGCCTGAATGGATCTTCACCCGCGGCAAAGTCGGCGGCGTCGAATATCGCGGATTGCTCCAGCAGGTCGCCCGCGCCCATGAGGGACTCCGCGCCCGCCTTTACCCCTTCCTTGAATGGCTGTGGGAAAAAGTGATCGGCACCGCCATGCAGCCCGGCGGCCCGCTTTACGCCTACGCCACGGTCCCCGATTGGAACCAGATCGACTTTGTCACCGATCCCGACCCCACCGTCGATGCCGGACGCGACAACAAAGCCGACCTCGAAAACCTCGGTGAAAACCTCATCACCCCCGATGACTTCATCGAGCGCCGCACAGGCATGGATGGCGAGGCCGTGCGCCACGCCGCCATTGAGCAAAAGCTCAACAGCATCCGCTTCGCCATCTCGCAGGCCACTGGCACACCTATCGACCAGGTCAAAATCCCCGCCTCCATCGCCATCTCCATCGGCATGGGCCTCAAGACACTCCAAGCCGCCGCGGGCACGCTCAACACCCTCAGCCCCGAAACCCTCGCCGCCGACATCGCGGCGATCGATGCAGCTTAGACAAAAAAATGACAGACAAAAAATCAGCATGTTTTTGTCTGTCATTTTTTTGTCTTCACTTCCACGTCCTTTGACACCTCGCGGCGAGCATGTCCCGCTCTAAGACTTGGTTTACAATCACCAATGCCGCCGATGCCCCCGCCGCTGAAATCTCCATCCACGACGAGATTGGAGCCTGGGGCGTCAGTGCCAAAGACTTCATCGCCCAGCTCCGCAGCATCGCGGCAGCGACTCCGATCCATCTTTCACTCCACTCGCCCGGAGGTGAGGTTTTTGACGGTCTTGCCATCTACCATGCGCTGAAGGCTCGCGGGAATGTCACCGTGCGCATTGAAGGCCTCGCCGCCTCGATGGCATCGGTCATCGCTATGGCAGGCACGCGGATCGAGATGCCGCGCAACGCCTTCCTCATGATCCACAACCCCAGCGGCTTCGCCATGGGAGATGCGGCGGACATGCGCCAGCTCGCTGACCTACTCGACAAGATCAAGAGCAGCCTCGTCGCCGCCTACCGCGACCGCACCAAAAAAACCGACGAGGACATCATAGACATGATGGACGCCGAGACCTGGCTCACCGGCGAAGAAGCGGTGGAGCACGGCTTCGCCGATGCCACCACCGATGAAGTCGCGCTCAGCGCCTCCGCCTTCAAGACCGCCCGCATCACCGCCGCGCTGCGCCATGCGCCCCGCGCCCTCTTTGACACCCCGCCGCCCGTTGCGCCCATCACGGCCCTCACCTCCACAACTGAAAACATGAAAGCCATCATCGCTCTCGCCTCCGCCCTCGGCATCCAACTGCCGGAAAACTGCACCGAAGACCAGGCCGTTGAGGCCTTCAAGGCGCACAAACCCGCCGCCAAAAACGTCGTCATCGACTTCGAAGACGCCGATGTGAAGGCCGCCTTCACCGCGCGCATCACCGACGCCACCAAGGCCGACAAAGACAAGATCACCGCGCTCGAAACCGAGCTCGCCAGCATCAAGGCACTGTTGACCAACGGCCCCGCTGCCGCTGCCGGTGGCAATGCGCCTGTCACGGCTGCCGCTGTGAGCACGGTCAAGAACGTGCAGGAGCAATACGCCGCCCTCACCGATCCCGCCGAGCGCACCCGCTTCTATAACAAGCACAAGGGCGAACTCAAAAAGCCATCTGCCTATTTCACGCCGGCCGCCGCTTGATTGACACACTCACCCTCACACCACCCCGCATCTCTACCTAAATGAATACGTTCAACGATACCCTCTTCGGCCAGACTGTTTTCCAGCAGCTCGTGGACATTCTGCTGCCGCTGAATGTCTTCTCCACCGACATCTCATCGGAAGTCGCCACGCCTGGCGCTGCCGTCGTGGTGCCGCTCTTCGGCAATGTCACCTCCACCTCCTTCGTGCAGGGTGCGTCCGCCTATGAAGGCACCGGTGGCACCATCTCCGCCATCACGGTGAATGTGGACAAACGCTACATCACGCCGATCGACGTGACGCCGCAGCAGCTCGCCGACAGCAGCAATGCCAGCCGTCTGGAGCAGTTTGGCGCTCAGCTCGCCAACGCCACCGCGAACAAGCTCCTTCAGGACGTGTTCAGCGTCCTCACCACCACGAACTTCGGCGCGGCTGTCCTTACCACTGCCTCCGCCAACTACAGCCGCACGCAGCTCATCGCCATTCGCAAGGCGATGCTTCAGGCGGGCATCCGTGGCCCTAAATCCCTCGTCGTGAACATGGACGTGGAAGCCGCCATGCTCGGTGATGACAAGATCACCCTCGCACTCAATCGCGGTGACAACATGGCGATCAAGGAGGGCATGCTCGGCCGTCTCATGGGCCTCGACATCTACTCCAGCGATGTCCTGCCCACGAACAGCATCAGCCTCATCGGCTTCTGCGCTGGCAAGGAAGGCATCGCGGTTGCCATGCGCAACCTCGGCAACTACCTGCCATCGGAAGAGTATTCCGCCTTCGAGCAGTATGTCGATCCCGACAGCGGCATCAGCATGCTCTACACCCGCCACTGGAACCGCGCCGCGGGCAAGTGGTTCATCAACACCCACGTGCTCTTCGGCTACTCCGCCGCCGTCACCGGTGCCGTCAAGCTCTTTACCACGCCGACCTCGTAATCGGCTCTTCACTCCCGCTCGCTGCGATTGGTGCTCGCAGCGGGCGGTTACAATCTGGGAGTAATCCCGCCCGCGTTCGGAGCACCACCGGCGCGGGTTTTTTGTTTCTACGTCTCATGAACACTTATTTATCCGCACAAAAAATAGCTCAAAATGCTGAGCGAGCATTTGTCCAAAGCATCCAGAAAACAGACTTCAAACGCCACAACATATACGCAGATGAGTTTAAAGCTGCATGTGTTGCTGCTGCTGCAGCAGCGGTAGCTCAAGTTTGTCATTCAATCGAAGACAAATGGCCCGATGACCCATGCTGTGTGGACGAAAGTATTGTTGAGGCTTTTTCGCAAGCATTTCATGTCAGCATGGACGCTTTGCGCAGTGGTGAAGAAAAAAACAATCTTGTCATATCATGAAAATCAGCCTCGCCATCATCGCCGGAAATGTGGAGCACTGGATGCCCCGCTTCCTCGACTCTTTCTCGCCGCTCTTCGATCAAATCATCGTCGTGCGAGCCATCGGCAACCAATCGCCCGATGCCAGCCTCGACATCGCCCGCAGCCGTGGCTGTATCACCGCCGAGTATCACAACAAGCCCGCGCATGCCGAGTGGCCCCATGTGGACGACTTCGCCGCCGCTCGCAATCTCGCCTTTAAGCTCGCCGATGGCGATTACATCGCCTGGGCGGACACCGATGATGTCTATGGCGGCACGCTGGAGGAATGGCAGGCCCTGCGCAAACGCATCGCCACCGAGCGGCCGGATGTCGTCACCCTGCCCTACGTCGTGCCCGAGGATCAGCTCTGCGTGCTGCGTGAGCGCATCTTGCGCCGCGATACTGGCACTTGGATCTCACCCATTCACGAGAGCTTCAAGGTGAACATAGAAGCGCCTCGCGTCATTGTTCAGGAATCGCCCGTTTGGCATCACGCCACGCATAAAGACCGCACGCCAAACAACGAGCGAAATCTGCGCATCCTCGAAAGCATCCCCGAGAGCGAGCGCACTATCTCGCACCTTTTCCACCTGTGGCAGTCCATGCGCTTCGTCGGCCGCATTGAGGAAGGCGTCAAGATTGCCCAGCAGGCACTGAAGCACCCCGATCTCGGCCCCGATGAAGGATACGAGCTGCTCATCAACATCGCCCAGGTCTCCACCAACGTGCGAGCACAGGAGCAATACCTTTTGCATGCCCTGAATGCCGCGCCCTATCGCCGCGAGGCCTTTGGCGAGATGGTGAACTGCAAGCTGCGCCTCGGCGATCCCCGCGCCGCCCTCGCGTATGCCGAGGCCATGGGCGGACTCAGCGATCCGCCGGAATACATCTGGAACCGCCGCGGCAAATACTACGGCTACCTGGGCGTGCAGCTCCACGGCATGGCCCTTCGTGCCAATGGTCGCTTCAAGGAAGCTGATGTGCGCGAAATCAATCACTTGAAGGCCCAGCGCCATCCCGTCATCAGCCTCCTCCATGCCACGCGCGGCCGTCCAAAGATCGCCGCCGATGCCCGCCGCCAGTGGTTGAATCGCGCTGCGCATCCCGACCGCGTCGAGCACCTCTTCGCCTTCGACTTCAATGACGAGCAAAGCATGCCGCTCGCCGTCTATCGCCACGTCATCCAGACCGGCAATGGTGCCAGCGTCGGCGCGTGGAATCTCGCCGCCGCCGCCTCGTGTGGAGAGATCCTCATCCAGATCAACGACGACTTTGAGCCGCCGATGGGCTGGGATGTGATGATCGAGCAAGCCTTCGCCGGTAAATATGCCGATCCCGCTGCACTCAAAGTCAGCGACGGGCACCGCACCGATGACCTCCTCTGCATTGCCGTCATCAACCGCGCCCGCTACCAGCAGCAGGGATTCTTTCTCCATCCCCGCTTCAAGTCCGTCTTCAGCGACGATTTCCACTCCTGGTCTGCCTACAAAGACGGCATCGTCATCGACGCCAATCACATCGTCATCGAGCACCACCATCCCTTTTTCAACGAGGGCAAAGGATGGGACGAAGTCTATGCCATCCACAACAGCCCTGAACGCTACCAGGAAGGCGCTGCCATCTTCGAAGAACTCACCGGCATCAAACCCCGCACTGCATGAAACCTCCTCTCCTTTCCATCCTCACACCCGCCTGCTGGAACCGCGTCGAACAAGGCCGCGCCCTTCACGAAAAGCTCATCCACCAGCCCGGATTCAGCCACATCGAGCACCTGGTGCTCTACGACAACCGAGCCCGCAGCATCGGCATGAAACGCCAGGCGCTGCTCAATTCCGCCCGCGGCGACTTCATCGCCTTCGTGGACGATGACGATGATGTCAGCGAGGACTACGTCACGCGTCTGATTGAGGCCATCATCGAGCACCCGGAGGCCGATGTCATCACCTTCGACCAGGCTGCCATCTACAATCGCAAGCCCTTCACCGTGCATTTCCAGCTCGGGGCCAAAGATGACAAGCTCATCCTCGACGGCCCGGATGACCAGCGCATCACGCGTGGCCCCTGGCACGTCTGCGCCTGGCGGCGCACGAAAATCCGCCACTGCCAGTTCCTTGATACCAACTACGGCGAAGACGCCGCATGGGTGGCGCAGGCGCGGCAGCATGTCACGCGCGCGCATCACATCGATGCCATCCTGCACACCTACCGCCACGACGCCCGCACCACGCTCGCGCCGGAGGTTTGACACCGTGAAATCACCATCAGCATCGTGCCCTCGATGTTGTCTGGTTGCTCAGAGATAACCCGTCGCGCACTTCATGGTTGGGGGCGCGGCGGGTTTTTTCTGCCTGCCTCATTGGTCTTTCGCCCTTCGTCCTTATGACTCAAACCGCCATCGCCGCAGCCGCGCTTCTCTCCTTGAACCAAACGATGAGCTTGCATCCTGCTCGCCTCAGCGTGGCGGGAAAGACGATTGATCGAGCGGGCGCGATCGAGTCGCGCGGCTTGATGGAATCGGCGCGCGGCGGGCTGGTGCAGGGGCGGAAGGTGCGATGCGTGGTGCCTTTCGCGGTGCTGGTGGAATCTGATTTGATGGATGCCCCGACGGGCGTGGTGCTGCGCCAAACGATCACCGTGACGCGAAGCGGCCGTTCGCAGGCCTACCGCGTGAAGCGAGTGAATCCGGACCCGACGAACACGATGTGGACGATCGAGGCGGAGCAAGAGGTGGCGTGATCTGCGCAAAGCGTGGGCCGGTTTGACACCCCGCGGCGTGCATGGCTGCGACTCGCTTTCCTGATGACGTTGAAATTGCCGGATCACTCCGGGTGTCTGGTGCTTTGCTGCCCGCGCGTGCGCGGGGTGAGCTGGCGCAGGACAATGAAGTGCAGATCCCGATTGCGCTCGGGGAGCTGCGCGTTTGGGATGCGTTTGCCACGCCGATCGCGGCGGCGGCGAATGATGACCTGGGGCTCAGCAGCGGCGGCACCTACGGGACGAATGCGCCTTACGTCACGGCGGGCGATTTGAAGGCGGCCGGGGCCACCACTCGCCGCGCGCGGTTTCTCTACACGCTGCCGCCGGAGTATGTGACCGGGGAAACGGTGCGCATCGTGGCGCATGCGGGCATGATCACCACGGCGGCCTCCGTGAGCTGCACGCTGGATTTTGAGGCGTTTGAAATCGACAAGCTGGGCGCAGTCACCGGCAGTGATCTCGTCACCACGGCCGCCACCAGTATCAACAGCACCACCGTCGCCGCGCGCACGTTTGAGCTGAATGCCGCCGGCCTCGCTGCGGGGGATGTGCTGGATGTGCGGGTGAGCATCGCGTGCAATGATGCCGCCACCGCCACGGCGGTGATCCCGGCAATCACGCACCTGGTGATGGCGATCGACATCAAGGGCTAGACCAGCCCGCCGCTCATGAAACCGCGCATCCGCATTCATGCTGGCAAGCTGAAGGCTGCGTTTCAGAGCTTTAGCGCGCAGGATAAGCAGGCCATCCTCGAAAAAACCGTGCGCACGGATGCCATGGGCTTTGTGCGTGACGTGGTGGCGATCACGCCACCGGGCAGCCAAGGCGCGCCGCTGGTGAGTGGCAGCAAGGGTGAGAAGGCGGTGGCGCGGGGGCTGCAAAAAATCAAGAGCGATGCTCGGCGACTGTTTGTGCCACTGGCACCAGGCATACTCACCCGCGCTGCGAATAAGCAGCAAAGCGGCGAATACGTCCGACTTTGGACTGAGGATGACGGCACGCTGGTGGGATGCCCGCGCGTGTATTTCCAGCCCGCCGCAACGGTGGACCAGCTGCGCGATCATCACGCCGCGGCGTGGGTGCGTGGACGCGTGCGCGCGCGGCCCGTGAAGCTGCAAAAAGAAGGCCAATGGGCTCTTTTTCGGGCTCCGGTGGTGCCGCAGGCGGCGTTTAATGCGTTTGTGGCGCATCAGCAGGGGAAGGTTGGCATGCTGGCAGGTGCTTGGGCCGACGCAGCCAAAAAACTCAAAGTGCGCATGCCTGCGATCGCAAAGCGCCACGCCTCCGGGGATTGCCAGATTCTCATGGGTCGAGACAGCTACCGCGTGCGCATGACGAACACCGTGCCCTATGCCACCGATGCCGATTTGAAGCGTCGCGCGGAGTTTGTGCTGGACAGCCAAAAGCGCCGGCGGCGACTGCAAAACCGCATCCGCGCGGAAATCACGGCGGTGCTGAAGCGGCGGTTGAAATGAAGGCCCGATTCCCCGATCCCACGCTGAAGCGTGAACAACGAACCGGGAACCGGGAACCGCGAACCGAGAACCGAGAACCGAGAACAGTTTGCGAAAATGACACCGCACCCGCTTTGCCATGCCTGACACCGATCACACGCCGCTGAATTACAAACTCGAATCCGCGCTCGCCAGTTACCTGGTGAGTGTGCGCAGTGCGGCGGGGCTGGGCAGCGTGCAGATCGTGGCTTCGTTTGAAGATGTGACGCTGCAAACGCCGCGCATCGTGGTGAGCTGCGATGCCATGAGCCCGCGCACGCTGGATCTGCCGGGCGTGATGGATTGCGCGGTGGAGATCGTCTATCACAGCCAGCGTGACACCACCATCGCTGCGCACAAAACAGCCGCGGCAAAGCTCACGAGCTGGCTACACGATCTGGCGGCGGTGCAGACGGCGCTGAGCGCGGGCGATGCGCTGCACTGCTACTTCATCCAGTTCACCGGCTTGCGCTTTGAGGCCGCGGCGGAGGAGGGCACGCACCAGACGCTGCACGGCCTGCAAATCACCGCGCAGGGTGCCAGCGTGTGATTTGACACCCCGCGCCCAGCACACCGCCCACCCTTCACCTCTTCTCATCCTATGGCCGCCACCTTTCTCGGAACCGCCTCCGTCCTCGGAGTCACAGCACAAACCGGCATGATCCTGCAATCGCAGGAAGAAGCCTTCAGCGCGGAGCGCAAATGGGTGACGGATGAAGCCGGTGAAAAAGTCGGCATGGCGATGTGGGGCGATGAGCTCGCCATCAGCCTGGAGGCGCTGGTGCCTTCCTCCAGTGCTTTCTCCTCGCGCCTGGCAGCCAACCTCGTGCTGGCAAACACGCAGTCGGACTTCTACCGCGGCGCGCCCTCCAGCGGTTTTGGCGATACCGTCATCACCGGCGTCACGCGCCGCCGCCAGAATGCGGACTTCCACACCTTCGCGGTGCAGCTGCTCGCTTCGCCCTTCATGAACGTGGCGTAAACGGTTCGCCCCTCACCTTCCCCGAGATATGCCCCCATCTGAGCGATTCATTCAAGCCGCGCGTCCGCCTCAAACCTCGGACACGCGGCTTTTTGCGGCCCTTGTCACGCTCGGCATCGAGCCACTGGAGATGCCCGCGATTTACAGCGGCGAAACGCCCGACGGCCGCCCGCGCATGACCTGGACGCTGGCGCACGTGAGTAAATGCGGGCAGTATCACACCCGCGCCATGATGGAGGCCTGGCACAGCATGGACTGGATGAAAAACAATCCGGAGCATCCACTGGCCTACCTGAAAGCCTTCTGCGAAAACCTCAACGTCGCCGTCGATCACGTCAAAGACCCGCAGCATCAAATGACCGTCATCCGCGGTCGCGGCGGCAAGCTCGGCCTGCTTTCCCCAAATGATCCCCGCGCCACACGCGAGGCGTTTCTGCGGATTTTGAAGCGGTGAGTGCTGAAGTCTCATGATCTCCTTGTCTCCAAGTCTCCCCGTCTCCAAATTTCTTTCCCATGCTCCGCCCCCTCTCCGCCGCCAGCTACGCGCTGCTAAACAAGCTCCAATGCCCCATGATCGTCACCGAGGCGCAGGGGCTGCCTGCGATGCAGGAGGCGGCAGTGATGTGGAGCTTTGTGCATTCGCAACCCATCGAGACCCTAGAGGCGCTGGAGGGCGATTTGACGGCGCTGCACACCGCCATCAAGCGGCATGCGCATGACGTCCCGATGGACGCGCTGCCGGGGCTGTGGCGACGCATGGCGGCGGAGATCGCGCGGATGAAAGCGGCGTTTGTGGAGGTGGAGAGCGAAAGCGGAGGCGGCAGCCCTTTGGCCTAGACGACTCCGACGAGCCAGAGCCCGGAGTCGCCTTGATCTGGCATGGGGTGCGTCATGGGCACAGCCCGCGCGCCGTGGGCTGGGAATGGCCCATCTGGACGCTGCTGGGCTTTGTCCACGCGGAAATGCGCCGCAACGGCCTGCGCACCTACAAGGTGCAAGGCAGGCCAAGGATTGACTTGGATGCGCCGGTGACGCCGGTGGAGCTCGATTTAGAGTGGCCTCCGCCGTGAGGGAGCCAGACTTGGAGGCCATGAGACAAGGAGACAAAGAGACAATCAGACAAGGAGACCATCGGCTATTCTCTCCCCGTCTCGAAGTCTCCCCGTCTCCAAGTCTCCCCGTCTCCGCGTCTTCTCTTTGACTCCGCGCCCTGCTCAATGTCACAAGTTGTTGTCGAAATCGGCGCGGATGCCGCGGCCTTCCAGCGCACCGTCAATGGGCTGCCGCAGAGCGTGCAGCGCGTTTCCGGGCAGATGAGCGCGGCGTTTGCCGGCATCGGCTTCCTGGCGCTGGCAAAGCAGGCGCTGGACACCGTCACCAGCATGGACCGCCTCCGCCGCGGCATGACCACGCTGGAAGGCAGTGCGCAGGGCGCGGAGCAGCGACTGCGGGAGCTGCAGGAGGCCGCACAACTGCCCGGCGTGGACTTTGAGCAGGCGGTGAAGGCGGACATAAAGCTGCGCAGCGTCGGCATGAGCGCGGAGATGAGCAAAAGCGCGATCGTGGAAATGGGCAATGCGCTCTCCCTCGCCGGTGGCACCAGCGCGGATCTGGAGGGCGTGGTGCTGGCCCTCACGCAGATCATTTCGAAAGGCAAAGTCAGCGCCGAGGAGATCAATCAAATCGCCGAGCGCGTGCCGCAGGTGCGCGCGGTGATGAAAGATGTGTTTGGCACGGCGGACACCGACGCGCTGCAAAAAATGAAGATGAGCGCCGAAGACTTCGTCAGCGCGCTCATCGGCGGTTTTTCGAAGCTGGACCGCGCCACGGCCGGCCTGGATGAAAAGCTCAGCGACTTCCGCACCTCCATCATGATCGCGACCGAAGCGCTGGTGGGTGGATTGGTCGGGGATAGTGTGGATGGCATGAGCGAGCTCGGGAAGGTGATCAATGACAACGTGGACCTGCTTCGCAACATGGGTAATGCGGCCCGAGAAACAGCGTCATTTTTTGGGGATTTATTCCGAAAGGCAAAAGATGTGGGTGAATTAGCCGGCCGCGTGGCTGGCGGGCAATCGTTGGACAGCGCGCTCGGAACCATACTCAAAAGAGATCTACCTGCGCCGAAAGGTGCGCTTGGACGCCGCATCCCGTCTCAGGTGCCCGAAGGTTTTACCAATGATCCTTTCGCCGCTTTTAAAGGCCGTGCGCCCAATGGACGCTTGCCAAATGGCATGCCAGACCCATTTCACCCTAGCAATTTGCCCTCATCGGCAGGCGGCGGCGGCAGCGGCTTTTTCAATCAAGCGGGCGGCATCGCGGCAGAAATCGGCCGCATGATGGAGCCGGTCGCGAAAGCCATGGCAAACGTCCTCATGGAGCAAAGCAAGAGCCTGCAAAGCCGCGCCAGCGCGCTCGGTGAGGCCGCCTTCAGCCCGCTGCGCGGCGATTTGGATGTGTCCTACGGTCGCGGGCGCAGTGTGAATCCCCTCACCGGCGGCGCGAGCCGTCAAATCAGCGAAATGATGAAGCAAAGCTCCTTGCTCGAAAAGCAAGCCACCAAGCTGGATGCCTCCAACACGCTGCTCAAAGCCATCGAGGAGGCCATCAAAGGCCAGCGCCTCGGCTACAATTAACGCCCTCGTTTTCATCCCATGGCAGCCACCCATCTCGGCACGATCTCCACCACGAATCCCGGCAGCACCACGCAGGTGAGCCGAACCAGCGGTGTCACGCACGTCGTCATCAAAACCATGTCGCACGCGGATGCCCGCGCGCCCACCTCGCACCCGCTGCTCGGCAGCAGCCTGAATGTGCAGGGCAGCGTGGTCACGCTCATCAACTACTCCATCGTTTACGAGCCGGGCGAAACGGCGCAGGTGACTTACAATTACGGGCGGGCCGTCGCATCAGACAGCAATGAGGTGCAGAACGGCAACTTGGCCTATCCGGGCCGGTTGCCTTCTTCCGTCACAGAGTTTTTCGAGCTCGATGCCAGCATGGAGCAAAAAAGCATCCTGCGGCATCCGCGCTACGCCGATCTGAGTGAGTCGGACAAGCAAGTGCTGGCGGCCATGCTGCAAATGGGCGTGCTGGATGCCGATGGCAATCCCCGCCGCGATGATCTGAGCAACTCCACGCTGGCAAATGAGTGTGCAAACAAAATCGAAAGCGGCGTGACCTCCTACCTCGCGCCGAAATGGATCTGGCGCTATCGCAAGCTAAACACGAACTGGACTTCTCCCGCCAAGCTCGGCAAGATCTCCAATCCCTACGGCCCCGCGCCCAACATCGCGGGGAATTGGCTGTTCACCGGAGTCACCGGCAATGGATGGGAAGGCGGCGCGCTGGATCTCACCTCCACGTGGGAAAGCAGCCCGGAGGGCGATGCCTGGGACACGGATCTTTATTCAAACTGAAAACCATGATCGAGTCTTTCCCCAGCCCCATGCCCGGTGATCCCGTGAAAGCGGAGCACATCCGCGTGATCGCGCGCGGCCTGCGGCACCGCACGCCGCGCCCGAGCTCCACGGTGAAAGTGGTGGAGCTCGGTGACAACGGATACTGCCTCGAAATCATCCCCGCAGGCATCGCGCTCCCGCCGCCAAACTACAACACCTGGGACATCCGCGGTGACAAAAGCATCGTGCCTGGCCTCGTGGGCGGCGTGATGCCCACGCTCGGCGGCACCGCGCTGGATGCCGCCACACCGCCAAAGCTCACGCTGGGCGCGGGCACCATCAAGATCTGGTTCAAGATGACGTGGAGCACCACCTTCACGAATGGCTACCTCACCGCCTTCACGCTCAGCACTGTGGAAATCATCGAAAGCGCCAGCACGCCCACCGACACCAGCGGCACCAGCGGCACCGCCGTGAAGCATTTGCAATTCAACACTGCGGTCGATTCCGTGCCCACCACTAGCTTCTTCAACACCAGCATCCCCGTCACCCTGTGGGACAACGGCTACGAAGCCACCACACTGCGCTACGGCAACTTGTAAGCCGCCATGTCCCGCCGCGATCGCTCCAGTGCCCCCGATACCTCGGTGCCCTACCGGCCGATGTATCTGCACCCGGCGCGCAAAGCCTTCTCCGACAGTTTTTTCGACCCGCGCGGTGTGGCGATGTATTGGCGCAGTGAGCTGCGGAAGAATGGCACCATCGTCAATGCCTTCCCCGCCTGGGTTTCCGCCAGCACCGGCAGCTTGTCGCTGAATGGCAGCATCGCCGCCCCCACAGAGACCTACCAACTCACCTGGGAACTCGCCGGCCGTGTCGTGCCCTTCGAAGTGTATTACGGCATCCAGCGCCGCAACAACACCACCGGCGTCGTCATCTCAGAGACCTTTCACACCGTCTCCATCACCGGCCCCGGTAGCTACAGCATCAGTTGGGCCGGTAGCAGCAACGTCAACGCCCGCTTGCTCCTCAACGGTAACCAACGCCAAGACAACTTCCCCACCGATTGACGGCCCGCGCGCGCTTTTGACAGCCTCAAAACGTCACTCTGGTCACTCCGGTCACTCCGGTCAATCCGGTCCAAACCCACGCTCAAGCGTGAACAACGAACTTCCCATGCCCCCCGAAGAACACGCCGAACTCATCACCGCCGGATGGCCCGTCGAAGTCGTGAACAGCCTCCGCGCCCGCGGTTTCCGCCCCGTAAAACCCGCCGCCACCGATCTCCGATCTGGCGACGCCACCGCGCTCACCATGGGCTTTCTCCGTCAAGGCCTCCTCCCGCACCTCCACATAACCGTCGAGCGCACCGGCAACACCGAAGACCTCCTCCGCGACATCGACACCGCCATCGACGCCGCCGCCTACCGCGCCGGGCACGCCGCCCTCGCCGCCCTCTTCACCCGGTTCACCGACGCCGTGAAAAGCCCCATCGCGCGCCTCCCCGCCCCCGATCTCACCGCCCTCGAAGCCCGCCTGAAAGCCCTGGAAGCCAAAACCGCCTCTTGACCGTCACTCCGGTCAATCCGGTCACTCCGGTCAATCTCCCCGTCTCCACGTCTCCCAGTCTCCCCGTCTGGCTTTTTGACACCCACGCGCCCGCGTGACCTTCACCGCGTATCTCAATTACCGCACCGGCCGCCTCGTCACCTCCATGGGCGGGCACACTCCTTTTGGCGGCACCGAGGCCGCCTACGGCATCCCCCCGGCCGCCGTCCTCACCGCCAATCAAAACGACACCCCGCAGCTCCGCCTGCGCGTCTTTGATCCGCACGCGGACAACGAAGCCATCCTCCTCCCCGCTGGCACCACGCTCCGCGCTGTGCTGAAGCCGTGGAACGATCACCTGGCCGATCCCCTCGCCGCCATCGAAGACGATGCGTGGGACAAGCCAGCCTCACTCACCGATAACCCCGCCACCGATCTCACCGACGATCCCGCAGGCTTCTACCTCGGCACCCTCGATCTCAGCGGCAACGACCTCGCCGCCCTGCTCACCGCCGGCATCGCCCAGGCCTACGGGCACCTGCAAATCGAGATCAACCTCTCCGGCACCGTCCGCAGCAGCCAATGGGTGCCCTTCATGGTGCTCTCCGATGTCGCCCGCAGCACCGATGGAGCCGTCGTCAGCAGCACCCAGCCCACGCCCTCCGCGCCGCTGTATTACAAAGCCATCACCGCCCTCACCGGCGGCGGCACCACCGCGCTCGATGGCATCCCCACCGTCGGGAAAACCAAGCTGCTCGTGGAACTCTATGTCGCCGACGAGCTGCAAACCTGGCGCTTGTTTGAAGGCACCACCGCCGAAGACGCCGCCAACGGCATCGTGCGCCCCGACGACTACAACGCCTCCACCAACGCCCAGGTGTGGAAGCGTCTGCGCTAACTCCCTTTTCAGTTCCTCCATTCCTCCCTTCTCAGTTCCACCATCTCTGCCCGTCATGATCCTCCGACTCCTCGCCGCACTCGCCTTGTTGACCGCAGCCGCCTCCGCGCAGACCAAAACCGTCAACAAAACCATCAGCACCAACGGCCTGACGGAAAACCTCACCGTCCCCTCCGGCAAAACCCTCACCATCGCCAGCGGAGCCACCATCACCGCCGCCGAGGGCAGCACCATCACCGGCTTCACCGCCTCCGCCGCCTGGGGCGGCATCACCGGCACCCTCAGCAGCCAGACCGACCTGCAAACGGCTCTGGACGCCAAAGCCAACGCCTCCGCGCTCAGCAGCTACCTCACCACCAGCACCGCCGCCAGCACCTACCAGCCGCTGGATGGCGATCTGACCGCCATCGCCGCGCTCACCACCACCAGCTACGGCCGCGAGCTGCTCACCCGGGCCGATGCCGCCGCCGTGCGCAGCGCCCTCAGCCTCGGCACCCTCGCCACTCAAACCGCCACCATCACGGACTACCTCACGATTTCCAGCGCCGCACTCACCTACCAGCCCCTCGCCACCCCGCTCACCAATTTCGCCAATCTCGCGAGCAGTGCTGGCGTCCTCACCAACAACGGCAGCGGCACCCTCAGCTACACCGCCACCAGCACGGGAGGCAGCACGTTCGGCTTCGATGCCGGGAAAATCGCCGTTTACAGCGACAGCGGTGAATTCACCGCCGCTTCCGCCCTGCGACTCACCGCAGGCCCCACCGTCATGGGCGTCTGGTTTGGCAGCGATCGCCTCGCCAAAGAATCCACCACCACATCACGCACCTGGACGCTCCCCAATCAAACCGGCATCATCGCCCTACGCGGCGCAAACACCTTCACCGCCCTGCAAAGTTTCAGCGGCACCGATCACGCCGGACTCCAGCTCAACAACCTCACCACCACCCAGCGTGACGCCCTCACAGGCAGTGCAGGCATGGTCATCTGGAATACGACGGACGGCCGCATGCAGCTCCACAACGGCACCGCCTGGACCTCCGGCATGGTCCGCCTCTCCGGCGACACCATGACGGGCACTCTCACGTTGCCCGCAGGCACCGTTTCCGCGCCCGCTCTCACGTTTGGCGATTCCACCACCGGCATCTACCGCAGCGCCAGCAATGAAGTCGCCATCACGAATAGCGGCACCCAGCGCTTCCGCACCACGACGAGCGGAGCCGTCGTCACCGGCACTCTAACAGTTGGAGGCGGGATCATTAGCGATCTTGGGAGTGGGCAGCTCTCCATCGGTAACGGGCATTATGCAGCGGCCGCTGGGTTCTATGCTACCACGTTGCTCCGCGTTTCTTCATCCGGCAACGGTGGGGGAAACTTTACGCAGCTCCGCGTCATTGCCGCCAACACCGGACTTTTTGAAAACAGCACAAACCCGCATGCTCTTTACGTCGCCAACACCTACACCAGCAGCACCAGCTACGAAGCCGCTGGCATCCGCTGGAGCAGCAACGCCGCGATCTTTGGCCCGGTTAAAGGCAGCGGCGGCGGCAGCTCTCGCAACGCCAGCTACCACACCACCGAGACCGGCGTCAACTGGAGCAGCGGCAGCGGCAGCCCTGAAGGCGTGCTCACCGCCCCCATAGGCAGCCTCTACACCCGCACCGATGGCGGTGCGTCCACCACGCTCTACATCAAAGAAAGCGGCACCGGCAACACCGGCTGGATCGCCAAATAACCACCCCTCTCCATTCCAATCCTTCCCACGTGGCCCCGTTAATCCTTTGACTTAACCCGCTCTCCATGGGCCATGACGCCGATGAATTCGAAACCCGCCTCAGCCGCTGTGAACGCGCCCTTTTTGGCGACGACGACAGCAGCCAAGGACTCTCTGCCCGCATGCACATGACGGAAACCATGCTCGCCAAAATCGACGCCACGCTCTCCAAACTCGCCTGGCTCGTCATCGCCGCCGTCCTCGTCGGCATCCTCAATCTCGTCATCGGCAAACCCGGAGCCACCGCGCCCCATCAAAGCACCAGCGTCATCACCGGCGATGCTCAATCCGGCCCCGCTTTGCTCGATGCCGCCGCGTCCCCCGATGCCCGCACCTGGCTCACCACCAAAGACGTCGCCAAACGCATCGGCCCCGATGGCGTCGATGAGCGCACCGTGCTCAACTACATCGAAGCGGAGATGTTTGATCCCATGCCAGTCAAGATCGGAAAAGCGTGGCATTTTTCCGAATCATTCCGAATCCTGCCGAAACCTTCCGCATCCTTCGGAACCGTCGCCGCCAAAGCCACCGCCCAGCCCGACGACTGCGGCACTCAGCCGCAGTGATCCCGTGATGCGGGCACTCCTGCCCGCAGGTTTGTTTTTTGACAAGCGCCCTCCCACGTCATGAAAACCTTCCTTCTCTGCCTCTTCACCTTCGGCCTCCTCGCCCTCGCCACCGCCTCCGCGCAAACGCCCATCCCTGGCGTCGATCCCGCTATCCAGCAAGTTGTCACCGAGGCCCTGCCCGCCAAATACGCCAGCTACGGCAGCGCTTTCATTCTCGGCATCATGATCTTTGGGCGATTCCTCACCGCCCTCGCCAACGGTCGCGGCCTCAAAGGCTGGCTCTCCGCCATCATCAACGGCACCAACGGCCCCAAAGTGCTCATTGCCACTCTCTGCCTCCTCAGCCTCCCCGCCTGCTCCACCCCCGAGCAAAACGCCCGCCTTGGGCAGCTCGTCAACCTCGCCGTCGATGTCGCCGTCAAACGCGGCGCATTGACCCCCGACGACGCCGCCGCCATCCGTGAGGCCGAAACCATCATCCTCCCCGCCCCCGCGCCCAAAGCCCTCCCCGTCAAACAGCCCCTGGACGTTCAGCCGTAATCACCCCGTCACTCCGGTCAATCCGGTCAATCCCGTCACAGCGCCCTCGCCCTTACCGGCGAGGGCGTTTTTTGTTTCGCGTGAAAGTTTCGGCAGTGGGTCAGTTTGAAAATAAATCGCACATCGTGCGAAAATAGAACTTGCGCACGTTCGGACGTTGTGCGATGAATACCGAGTCAGAGGAAAACAACGAACCACTCAAAAACATGAACACCAAGCTCACCCACAAAGAAATGATGAATGCCTTCCGCGATGCCACCGCAGGTAAGCAAGTCGATATGACCACCAATGAAGTCGCCGCTTTGGTCGATAGCATCGAGGCCGAAAGCCACAATGAGGCCGTGAATGAAATCCTCATCGAACTCGGCTGGAAGGAACGCGAAGTTGAACCTGAAGTCACTGAGTTCATGGAAGTGGTTAGCTCATGTGGTAATGTGCTCCGTGCCGAGTTCAAAGGATGCCGCCTTGAAATGAACCTCGAAAAGACATGGCTCCAAATTATTGATTTCGAAAGCCGCTGTGAGTCTTGCGTCATTGACGCAGACGGTGATGTCGTTTCCGAGTCAGGGGAGGTCGTCACAAACGAGTGGTCCGATGCAGACTGGAAAATCGTCACCAACGCAGTCGGAGTGAAATAACATGAACTTTGCAGCACAGCTCAAAAGCGAGCGTGAGCGACTTGGACTCACGCAGGAAGAGGCGGCAAAGGCCCTCAGCGCTTCAAAATCGTGGGTAGAAAAAGCCGAATACAGCGCCCGTGATCCTCACATTTTGCTACAAGAGGGAGCGCTCGCTCGCCTCGCTAAACTGAAGCCAAAAAAGTGATCGGTCTTCGTCATTCCAGCGTGTCCGGCCTTTTTGACAATCCCGCCGCGGCATCCATGAACCTAAAAGACATCCAAAACATCCAGCGCTGCATCGGAGTCACCGCCGACGGCTGGTGGGGGCCTCAAAGCATCGCCGCTTGCCAAGCGCACCTCAAGAAGCTCATGCCCGCGCGCAACCCTTGGCCCGCCACCGATCAAGCCAGCCTCACGCGCTTCTACGGCGCGCCCGGCGATGAATCCAAGCTCACCGCCTTAAACGTCGCCGATCTCGGCCTCAAATACGACGGCAAGCCCGTGCGCGTCATCCGCTGCCACCTCAAAGTCGCCGCCAGTCTCCGCCGCGTGCTCGAAGCCATGGCTCAAAGCCCGCACAAAAGCATCCTCGAAAAATACGCCGGATGCTACAACAACCGCCCCATGCGCAACGGCAGCCTCCCCAGCCTCCACGCCCGCGGTGCCGCCGCCGATTTCGATCCCGACAACAACGCGAACCATCAGCACTGGCCCAACTCCGCCATCATGCCCCTCGAAGTCATGGAAGCCTTCGCCCGCGAAGGCTGGCTCCCCGCCGGAGCCTTCTGGCATCGCGATAGCATGCACTTCCAAGCGACGCGGTGAATGATCAAACTGAAACACAGCCATGAGAAAATGCACCGCACCATCTCCATTTTGTGAATGCCCAAAATGCTTCTCTGTAAAACACGATTCCCCGGCTGTTGTCTCCAGTGACATTGTTCGGCTTGTTGCGCCACTGGCTGGTGAATACTGCTCTTTTACCGCTGGTGAATTGGTCACGCTTAAACCGTCCACGAGGGCCGGGACACTGACGGTAGAACGAGCAACATGGAGGAACTCGCTCACGATCTCAAATGTGCTGGCCTATGTGCCGAATCACCTCGTCTGCACTGAGCCTAACACCCAGCTCGCCGACTGATCCACATCGAAGTTCGGCGCAGCGGCCGTTCGGCTCGTCCTTCCTCATTCTGGTTTCGTCATTCCGACTTAGCGGTCCTCCACGCCGCATTGATCTCCGCATCCTGCGGGATCAAATGCCCGTAATGCAGCTGCACCGTCTCCAGCTCATCCCCCAGCCACTTCGCCACCTTGTAGAGCGACACCCCACGCGACACCAGCAGCGACGCAAACGTCCGCCGCAAATCGTGGAACGTCACATCATCCAGCCCGCACCGCCGCATCAGCGAATCATACGACTTGCGGAAATCGAACCGATACCGCGCTTTCCCGTGCTTCACCGCGCTCGCCAGCATGAACGGCCCGCGCAGCCCATACCCCTGTAGAAACGCCCGCAAATCGTCACTCATCGGCACCGTGCGATTGTCCCGATCCTTCGGCTCAAACGTTGCCGTCTTCTGAATGTGGATCAACCCCGCCTCCAGATCAAACCACTCCGGCCGCGCCTCGATCACCTCCAGCTTTCGCATCCCCGCATGCAGTCCGCACATCACCGCAAAGCGCAGCTCCACATCCTCGCACGCCTCCACCACCGCCCGAGCCTCCGACGCCGTGATGAACCGCTTCCGCGCCCGCATCTTGAGCTTCGGCATTTTGATTCCCGACGAAGGATCACGCCCGATCCGCCCGCTTTCCATCAGCCAAGCGAACCACCATCGCACCTGGTGCAAGTAAGCCACCGCCGTATGCTCATGCCGCTCCAGTCGCTCCTCAAACCACCGCGCACACATCCCTGGCGTAATCCCTCGCGGCGACTCCGCCCCGCACCAGCTCGCGAATCCCGCCAGCACATACCGCCGCGAAGACAGCGTGCTCGTGCTCAATCCCTCGCGAGCCTTCGCCGCCAGGTATCGTTCAAGCTCCGCCTCACACGACCCCGCCACCTCCCGCAACTGCGCCCCCGTTTCCCGCCGCACCCGAGCCGCCTCCGCGATCGCTTCCGCCAGATCCTCCGTCCCCAGCGATTGCCGCACCTGCTCCCCACCCTCCACTGGCGTCCACCTCAGCCAATAGCCCCGCCCGCGAAGATAAAGCCCCTTTGGAAGTCGTGCCTTGGCGTCCGTGCGTTTGGTTTTCATGTGCTAATCAATGTGTGCTAATCGCCGCACAAATAGCACAAATAACACACCCAAAGCAACCCTTCCCATCGTCAACAGTGGTCGGGCCGGCGAGATTCGAACTCACGACCTCTTGCACCCCATGAAATGCGCCGTGAGGCTGGAGGGCTTGATTTTACTTGGCTGTGGCGCGGGTGTGCTAATGACTGTGTGCTAAACGGTGCGCTGTGGCCGTAAAAAAGCCCGCTCTTGGAGCGGGCTGATAGGGAATGAGATCTGTGAAGCGTGCAATCAAGCGGCGCGATTATAGATGTGAAAGGCGTAAAGGACGAGGACGATGAGGGTGAGCGTAAGGATGAGCTGCCCGGTGGTGATGAGGAGACTTTTCCATAGCGGTGTGCGGGGCGCGGGGGCGAGATCGGCATGACAGGTGGGGCACAGACGGCAGGTGGCGGCGACTTCGTTGCCGCAGTGGTCGCAGTGGTAGATGGTTTTCATCTTGGCGTCGCACGCGATGGTGAGGGCGAGGAAGATGAGGCTAAGGGGCCAAAAGGGGATGAGGAACACGACGGCGGCGATGAGAAAAAGCAGCGCGACAAAGCCGCTGCCGCTGACATGCACTTTGCGGGCGCGGCGGTAGGTGTAGATGGTTTCGGTGGTGGAAGCGTTCATGAGGGGTGACTGGATTGACCGAGTTGACGTTGTTGACGGGTGTTTAGCGGGCTTTGCGCTTCGGATTGGGCTTGCTGTAGCTGGGTTCGCTGCGCTGCTCGGTGGGGGCAGGTTCGGCAGTCGGGCGGTCGTTCAACGATGACAGAACGGGCGGAGGCGGCAGCATCGCAATGCTGGCAGTCTCCAGCGGCGGTTTCTTGGTCGGGAAAATGCCGATGGAAGGGGCAGGCGTCGCAAATGTCGGAGGCGTGCATGCGGGGAATTCCAGCGGATTTTGGCGCGTTTGTCCATGCGAAAATGGATGGGATTGTGAGGCGTCGGTGATGCGCAGGGGCAGGGTTAAGGTGCCGTGCTGGTCAAAGGCATCGAGCGAGGCGATGAGTGCCGCTCTCGCGAGGGAGACGCCTTCAATGAGGGTGGCGGACTCGAAAACCAAGAGCCGTGCGTTGGTTTTTTCGTCAAGGCGGATGCCGAGGATGCGGGCGTTTTTGGTGCTCATGGTGATGCACCATTCATCACAAAGTTAACTTTGTCATCAAAAACTGTTTGCGCGGTTCGTTATCTTAGTTAACAATGATAACGCGATGAATAAACCGAATCGAATCACTGTGACGCTGCCGCCCGAACTCAATGAGGGTGGCATTACCCTGAGCAACGAAACGGGCGTGAGCCTGAGCGACCTGCTGCGGCAGGGCATGGTGCGCCTGCTGCTGGAGCGCCGCGAGACGGGCGGCGTGAAGCTGATGCAGCTGCCGCGCCCCGATCCCGCGCTGGCGGCGTGACAATTTCCCCGCCCGTCTGCGCTGGGGGCTTCGATGAGGCCTGCTCTGGGGAGAGTTTAGCGCGGGCGAGGCGGGGACCATTCAAACCAGACCGGGAGACCGGGAGATTAGGAGACCAGGAGATAACCAAACCAACAAATCGAGGGCAAGACGATGACGACACACACACTGACACGGAAACGGGAGCCGCGAGGGACAGAGGATCTGAAAAGCACGCTGGTGCAGGATCTCTGCCAAGGGATTTTGGAGACGCCGTATTTTGATGCGGCGGTGCCGCCGGATTATGAATCGCTGCGCGCCGCTTTTGAGGACCTGCATGATGTGGCGACGACTCTGGCGAAGCATGTGACGGGGCAAGATGGAGAGGAGGAGGCCGTGGCATGAGTGACCTGACTGACAACAATGACCGTGTTGACGGGGCGGGTGAGGGATCAAGCTCGGATTACCGGGTGACGATCATGGGGCCGGATGGGCTGGCGCTGGCGATGACGATGGATGCGCGGCTGCGACTGGTGCGCTCTTTGGTGATCGAGGATTCGCGGCTGCGGGAGATGCTGATCGTTTCAAGCGTGGTGGCGGGGCAGGTGGAGGGCGTGTGCCTGCGGATGCTGGGGCCTGATGGTGGCTCCGAGTCTCCAAGTCTCATGGTCTCCCAGTCTTCGACCGAAGGGAGGGGCGAGCCATGAACCCGGATCTCAATGCGATGCTGGCGGAGCATGAGGGCTTTTTGAGGTCGTGCGCGAATGACTGGCTGAAGGTGGTGGGTGAATCAGGGCTGCCGGACCTGCTGCAAGAGGGACGCGTGGCACTGGTGCTGGCGGCGAAGAGCTATGATCCGGAACGCGGGGTGAAGTTTATTTCGTATGCGGGCCGCGCGATCAAGACACGCATGCACCGATGGGTGATGCGGATGGGCCAGATCGTGAAGCTGCCTTCGAATGAGAAGTTTTGGTGGGTGGGTGAGATGCGGCTGGATGCGCCGATGTTCGGTGACGATGGCAGCGAAACCACGATGCACGCGGTATTCACGGTGCCGGTGGAGTCGGAGTGGGTGGAGGAGGATGCGCACGTAAAGATGCAGTCGCTGCTTTCGCGCCTGGATGAGCGGGAGATGCAGATTCTGCGTCGGGCGTTTTGGGATGGGGTGCCGCTGCGGCATCTGCCGCCGGAGTTTGGGATCACCTACACGCGGGTGCAGCAGATCGCGTCGGGGGCGCTGCGGAAGCTGCGGGGGTGGATGGGCGCGCGGGGCGCGGAGAACTGAAAATTGGAAACTGGAAATTTGAAATTTGAAATTTTATGACTGAGCAACCTACACAAACAAAGGAGCCGCTGACGGAGGCGGTGATGATGCGGCTGATGGATGAATGCACGGCGGGTGAGCTGGCGGAGATTCTGAGGGCTTACAATGGGCTGCCGGATGCGAAGCGGTCGTTGCTAATGCGGGCACCGGAGAACCCATGGCCGAGCGCGGTGATGTGGTCGGTGTTTTGGCTGAGCTGCGCGGCGGTGATGGTGGCGCGGATTTGGGGCGCGTCGTGAGGGGCGAATGAAGAACGAACAACCACGAACAAGAAAGCTGATTATGACTTTACTGACCCGAGTGACTTTAGTGACGATGCGCGCGCCCATGGGGCGACGTGTGCGCGGTGGAATGGCGATGCTGCGGATGCTGGCGCTGAGTGCGCTGTGCGGCTGGGCGTGGTCGGCGGCGAAGGCGGAGACGGGTTTGGGCCATTCTTCCATTTTGGCCCATTCCTCCATTTTCAGTTCTTCCATGATTGGGATGACTGAGATGGTGGAACTGAAAACTGAAAAGGGAGGAACTGAAAATGGATGGACGATGGGTGAGGTGTTGACCAGTGGCGCGGCGGTGATGCTTTTGGTGATGGTGTTGGCTTTAGCGGTGCGTCGGCAGGCGCGGGAGGATGGGGCGGTGGAGATGGATCCCTACGCGGGCGACGGGCGGGAAGATCCGATGCGGGTGATGCTGCGTCGGCATGGGATCGCGGTGGTGACGACGGTGGATCTGCAACTGCTGCGGGATCTGGCGCTGAGTGAGCAGGGGCTGACGGCGGTGGATCGGTTTGTGCGCTGGCGCTGGAAGAAGGTGCTCTTCATGACAAGCCTGATGGAGATGGTGGCGCTGGCGGGGAGGCTGAGGAGTGACTGCATTGACCGGAGTGACCGGAGTGACGAGGCCCGGAGCACGCTCAAGCGTGAACAACGTGCGACTGAGGAGGTGGCGGTATGAGCCTGAAGCTGAAACGAAAGACGCTTTTCCCGCCGCCTTCGCACATGGCGCAGGCTGAGGTGATCGAGTTCCTGCGTCGCCAGGTGTTTGAGGATGCGATGCGGGCGGGATGGCTGCGGCCGTGCGCGCGGAAGCCGGAGGGCGGGAGTGTGTATTACGCCTTTCGCGAGGTGCAGGAGGTGAGTGAGCGCATTGCGGCGGGGGAGTATCCGGCCGCCTAGCGGCGGAAGGACGAAACCAGAATGAGGAATGACGAATTGAGAACCTGAACCACGAACTGAAAATGAACACGACGACGACGACATCACATGAGGGCTGGCAGCTTCAGCCGGAGATCAAGTTTAACCGGGCGCAGGATGCGCAGCGCGGGGTGATTGCCCGGACGAGGGCGATCTTGGAGCGCGATGTGACGGAGGAGATGGGCGCGGATGACCTGGAGGTGTTGGCGCTGCAATTCCGACTGGCAAGCGTGAACCTGATGACGAGCGCACGGGAGCTGCGCGAGGTGGAGGAGGAGAGGCGTCGCCTGGTGACGGTGATGGAGCGTGAGCGTGTGCGGTTTGAAGCGGAGCACGGGGAGACCATCGGACAATGAGGCCATGAGACAGGGAGACTTTGAGAACCGAATACCATGAACGATCACTTCACGAACGAATTCCACGATGTGGCGCAGGAGGAGGCTTTTGATTTGGGCTTCGATGCGCTGCATGGGCTCGCGCCGGATGAGGTGATGATGCGCGCGGAGGATGAGCAGGAGCAGGGTGGAACTGAGAATGGAGGAATGGGCCAGAATGGAGGAATGGATGGGAGCCGTGCGAAGGCGGAGTGCCTGATGAGCGTGATCATGGCGGTGACGTTTGAGGCGGCTTCGGTGGAGGTGATTCGGGATCGGGTGGCGGTGATCGCGGCGCTGAATGCGCCGGAGATGGCCCCGCGGAAGCTGTGGCGCGGACAGGTGGAGTTTGCGCGGGCGCGGGCGGCAATGGTGCGGTGCCCGGCGGTGGCGTGGGAGCCGGAGGCGGGCCGGATCATGCTGGCGCTGATGACTCGCAAGGGCTGGAGTGCGCGTGAGGTGGGGCTGCGGGCGCTGTGCTTTGTGTATGCGTTTCAAAGCCGGAAGAGTGCGCGGCCGGCGCTGGCGGCGAGCCTGGATGCGATCGGGCACGCGGTGGGGCTAAAGGCGGAGAATAAGCGGAGCGCGGTGAGCGCGGCGCTGAAGCGGACGGCTTTGGAGCTGATGCAGCGGATGCAGCGGCGGGATCGCAGTCACGCGATGGCGGAGCTGTGGTTTATGAAGCGGGAGGGATGCCGGGCCGCGCTGAGCAAGGCGATGAAAGGGAAGAGGAACCGGGCGGGGAAGGAGTCGGGCCATTCCTCCATTTTGACCCATTCCGCCATTCTGGCCCATTCTTCCATGCACGATGGTGGAACTGAGAATGGAGGAATGGAGGAACTGAAAATGGGACTGAAGGCGGAAGGGAGGGTCCGAGGTGACTTCAATGACCGCAGTGACCGGAGTGACGATGATTTCAGAACACGCTGAAGCGTGAACAACGAACGACGAACAACAAACCAACGAACGAAGAACGATGAATGCGATGACACCAACAAGAGAAAAAGTGATGCTGATGAGCTTAACACCGTGGGAGATGAATCCGCGAGGGGGCGAGCTGCGGGGGATTCCGGAGTTTGCGGCGGTGCTGCAAAAGGAGGGCGTCCGCGAGGATCTGCATGTGTTTGACCGCAATGGGGTGCGGACGATCATGCAGGGGCATCGTCGCCACGCGGCGGGGCTGCGGGCGGGGATCGCGGAGGTGTGGGTGAAGGATTACGGCCGACTCGATGACGCGGAGGCGATGGAGATCCTGATCTCGCTGCAAAATGGCAATGATCCCTTTGATGCTCGGGAGCTGGCGATGGCGGCGCGGACGCTGGTGCGGCTGGGTCGCACGAGCGCGGAGGTGGCGCAGGTGTTTCATCGGAGCGCGGAGACGGTGCAGCTTTACCTGGACCTGGAGACGCTACCGCATCGCGTGCAGGAGGCGGTGTGGAAGGGGCTGGTGTCGCTCGAAGTGGCGGACCTGATGCGCCAACTGGCGAGCAAGGAGAAGCAGGAGGAGGCGCTAGAGATGATCCTGCACGACAAGATCACGGGCCAGCCGATGAGCGGGGCGCAGGCGAAGGTGCTGCTGCAAGAGGCGTTTTTGAAGCCGATGCGGTGGGAGAAGGAGTGGGCGAAGATGTCGCCAGGGCTGCGGAAGAAGCACGAGGGGGCGCAGATCGTGGCGTGGGAGGATCGGGAGGAGTATGTGATGGGCGATGCGCTGCCGCAGGGGGCGTTTGCGCGGGCGGAGGAATACATCGAGAGCAGCGAGCTGATCAATCCGGCGGAGCCTTTGACGTGGGGCGGGCTGGCGGGTGTGTATGGGGTGCCGATTTTCATCGCGCCTGCGATGGCGATCAGCGCGAAGCATGTGGTGCTGGTGCCGATGAAGGCGGTGCGTGAGGCGGATAAGGGGTCGGAGGAGCCGCGGATGGGCCGCGGGAAGCGTAGCGGTAATCCTACTCTTCCTCTTACTCCTACTCTTCCTCCCGGTGAGGGAGAGGGTGGGGATGAAGAGCACGATGAAGGGGGAGGAGGAGTAGGAGTAGGAGGAGGAGGAAGAGTGGATGAGGCGGGGGAGTGCCGGGGTCTTTTTGTGTATGACCTGGCACGCTGGAAAGCCCTTCTCGCGGCACTGCTGTCGAAGCCGGATGCGATCCGGGCGGATGGGCCGTGGAAGCCGCTGATGGGGATGTGGTGGTGCGCGATGCGCCATTTGCTGCCGAAAGAGGTGTATGTGGTGATGAAAGGGGAGCTGGATCGCGATGAGAATGAGCGGCGGATGGGTCTGCGCTGGTCTTTCCTGGCGCTTGCGGCTCTAGCGCTGTGTAAGGAGAACGACGTGGAGATGGATAAGGCGCTGGCGGAGTGTGAGGGGGCGCTGGGGACACGCTGAAGCGTGAACAACGAACGAAGAACGAAGAACGAGGAACGAAGATGCTGCGCGACTTTGAAGACATCAAGATGGAGGTGCTGGACCGTGTGGATGCGGTGCGGGTGGCGGAGTGGTGCCAGGTGGGCGGGATGAAGCGGGTGAAGGAGGGGCACTTCACCGCGCCATGCCCGTTTCATGCGGAGAAGTCGGCGTCGTTTAATATCGGCGGCGGGAACGCATTTCGGGGCAGGATGCACTGCTTTGGCTGCGGGTGGGATGGGGATGTGATCGCGTTTTGGATGGCGGTGAAGGGCTGCGACTTTAAGCAGGCGCTGATGGATCTGGCGCGTGAGGCGGGGGTGAGTGTGGGCGAGGGGATCGACTACGGTCCGCGCACGGAGCGGCCGGTGGCGCGGCAGCCGGAAAGGGCGCTTGATGAGTCGCAGCTACCGCCTGAGCTGCCGCCACTCCGTCATCTGAAACGCCATGAGTGCGAGATGGTGGCGCAGAAGCGTGGGCTGGATGCGGAGGCGGTGTGGCTGGCGGCGCGGAAGTTTGCGCGGATGGCTTTTTCGGAGTGGCCTTTGTATCGCCGATCCAATGGCGAGTGGCTGCCGCGGTGCCTGGTGCATGGTCGGAGTGGCTGTGCGCTGGATAAGCCGAACTGCGTGGCGGAGGTGACGTTTCCGAGCTGGTGCGCGATTGATCGGACGCGGCGGGTGGCGGAGTTTCGCCGGCTGGATAATGCGCTGTATGAGATCAGCGAGGGGCGCGAGATCAAGGCGTGGAGCACGCGGGGGAAGAGCTGGCCGGTGGGGGCGAGCATGATCGGGGACAAGGTGGCGGTGATGCTGGTCGAGGGCGGGCCGGACATGCTGGCGGCGTATCACTTTCTGCTGCGGCATCGCATGCTGGAGCGCGTGGCGGTGGTGTGCATGCTGGGGGCGGGCAATCGGCTGCATGCGGAGTCGCTGCCGTATTTCAAGGGCCGCCGGGTGCGGATCATGGTGGATGCGGACCCGCTGAAGGACGGTGTGATCGAGGAGGGAATGAAGCCGAAGAAGCGGAGCATGCCAGGGATGGAGGCTGCGGCGCGGTGGGCGGCGCAGCTCACGGAGGTGGGGGCGGCGGTGGAGACGTTTTGCGTAGGGCCGCGCTATGAGCCGGACGACATCGCGGCCTGGGGCAGGCGCGAGATCGATGGCGCGGCGGTGCGCATCCTAACGCCGGGTCTGGTGATGCGGGATGGCTCGCCGGTGAAGGATCTGAACGATCTGGCGAAGTGCAGAGAGGAC